GCGGCCTGCGACACGATTATTTTCAGTCACAAGTTCACTTCAAAGAGGATAACGCACAAACCAGAAGTAGACTCCGGCGCCAACTTGACGGAAAACGCCCAAACGTGAAAGTGGGCTCCCAATTCTGCCTGGATTGTCGCTGCCAAAACGGACGCTGGAATCCTTACCTCGGATTCCAACGCGTATCCGACGCACTGAACGTTGGCGACGGCCTCCGTAGGGTCAAGTTTTGACTACTACACACAGGACCAAAGACGAGTCCATGCAACACAATACGGGTATCACTTCACCGAGTCAATCGAGAACAGTTTCGTTTTCCTCCCCTTCCAGTTAACAGCCATTTCCGCAGCCTCGGATTCCAGGTGATAGGCGGTTACCTCCGGGATGAAGCCCCGCTTCCGCCGCGGCCACTGTGCGGTGAACATGGAGTCCTCCCGGCCGGCTTCGGTGTGACCCTCCAAATACCGTTTAACGCCGCTGCCGTTCGGATTCCAAAGCTGAAAGAAACCGATCGGAATGAACCCGCCATCATTGTCGAAACTGACGCGGGTAGCCAACTGGAATGGACTGTGCGTCGTGTGGATGAACCATCCTCCGCCATCCACATTGCGCTCGGGATTGCCGATGAACCGTTGCCACGCTTCGTAGCTCTTGCATTCCACCCGATCAATGCCGTACACCATCTCGGGATCGAGATCAGCCTTCGCGAGCGCATCGCGAGTGTTGGGCGGCAGCGCGATGTCCGCATCCATATGACAGACCCAGCCGTCGAGCGCCAGACGAGCCAGTCCTTGGTTGATGCCACAACCTTTCTTGAATTCCCCCCACCGTGAGTTGAAAGCATCCGTCGCATGGCACTCAACGCACCAGTAATCGCAGATTCGCGGTGTCGCCTTGTCCTCCGGCGCGGTCACCACGATGATCTTGTCGAAGTGGCTGCGATTCATCATCAGGGTATGCGCCAGGAAATCGGAACAGTTGACGCAGGTGATTACAGCTTCGATCTTCATGGGTTCCACTTTCTCCTTACTTGGTGGTGATACTTCAAACTGGTAGCTCATCGGACCTTCCTTGTTCGGCAACGGACACGGACTGTTTCGCGGCACCGCGAGGCAACGCTTGAAGCACTGCCAGCAGACGTTCGCCCGGCGTCGACGCCTCCGCGGTTGCAGTCTTCAGGGGATGCAACATGAACGATTCCGGTGTGAGAGGGGTTTCCGGCCGGCAGAAAGAGAAGTTCGCGGAAGTCGATGCCAGGATGCCGACGAGCAGTTCTTCTCGCTGCATGTGCTCCATCTGCCGCTTGCGCAAGGCATAGAGTTGCCGCGGAGTCATTTCCAGCCACTCCGCGTCCGACAACCCTAGGTCCTGTCGGGCGATCGCCCAGGCTTCGAGCCAGGTGAGTGGCGGCCTTACTCGGCCGCCGTCGTAGGGCGATCCTCGGTAGATTCCTCCTCGTCCGGCATTGACGCCGCCCACGCCGTCAGCAATGCTTCCTGAACTTTCACGATGTTGTGCGGCGTAATCAGATCGCCGACTTCTGCCAACGTGTACTTGGCGCCGGCGCGCTTGAGCGCGAGATAGAGCAGCCCGCGCACCAGCTTCGCCGATGGCCGCACCAGGTTCACCTCACCGGCGAGCACATTGAGCCCCGTCAAGTCCTCGCACTCGATCAGCACATTGTGGGTGATAACAATGGGCCAGTTCTTGCCATCGAGGCGGATCTCGACCCTCTTTATGAGTTTCTCAGTGGTTGTTTCGGGCATGAGGGTCTCCGCAATTAGGCAATGGCGTACGCGATCGGGCCGGTGATCTTAATCGACACCTTGATGTCCGACTTCTTGTTGGACTCAAAGGGCCCCTTCTCCATCTTGTTGATGAAGCCGGATCCAGTCGCAGTCAGTACGGTGGTTCCCGCGGCCGGCGCCGTGATCTTCCAGGGAAACACGGTACGCGCCTGGCCCAACGTATCGAGTTGCTGCTGCGTCGTGTCGCCGAGATAGTTGCCAGTGAGTTCGATGGTGCCGGTCTTGATCAGCCCGGGAATCGTTTCCTCGGTCGCGTTGGGTGATTGCAAATGCGTGGCATCGACTTCGCTCACGGTGTAGTCGGTCATGGTGATGCTGGCGATTTCGAGCACGGCATTGTAGGTAATCGGACTAGCGGCGACACCAGTGAAGAACTTCGAGCCGTAGCCGAGAGAGGCTTGGGTGGCGGACATAAGCGTTGTCTCCTTGTTAGTTGTGGAACCAGAGTTCGTATTCGAGCATTCGCCGGTAGGTGCGACTCGCGTCGTCAAAGAAATCGATCAGGTTGGAGCGGAAGCAACCTTGGACGACCATGTGGTCGGGATCGGACAACGCGCCGGCATATCCGCTGAGTACGCCATCGATTGCTGCAGCCAACCGAATCGCATCCGCGGCCACGGTGCCAAAACTATCAATCTGCAGGCGGCGCATGGCGAGCGGGTTGGGACCATCAAGCGAATAGACCGGCACATCCGACACGAACATGTAGGTCCAACTCGGCAAGGCTTTGTCCCTTGGGCAACTCAGCGAAGAACCCGCCGGCAGAGCAAAGGCCACTCACCCCGGCATCACCCTGTACCAACGCGACGAGACCCTGCTCGATCATGACTTGAGCGACTCGACCGCATCCCGGATCACTTCGGTGAATGCTTCCTGGGCACGGGGCGCCGCGTCGTCGAACGCCGGACGCATGAAAGGTTCCGGCCGCGGGTTATGGAGGCTGCCAAATTCGACGAACATCCCGTAGACTCCGGGCGACTGGCTGCCTTCCGACTTCTTGTACTCGGGACCAACATGGACGGTCCCGGATTCCTCCTTCGCCGAGAGCTTCACCTGCATTGTGATGGCGTCACGCAGTTCACCGGGCTGCCGGTGGCTAGTGGGATCCTTCAATACAGGCGCACGATCTTTCGCGGCATCGACGAGCACCTGGCCGCCTGCCATCAGAGCCTTGCGCAGTGCACGTTTGGCGAGCTTCGGTCCTGCCTGACTGAGCGCATCCTCGACTCCTTCGAGGCCTTCAATCTTCACTGTGACATCCATCGTTATTCGTTCGCTCCCAGCCCCAGGCAATTCAAAATCAGCAGGATGTTCCGTTCGCCCGGATTCTCGATCGACTGGATCACGTAAGTACCGCTATTCGACTGCACCCGCATGTTCGGCTGAACGCCCAGCTGCCATCGGATCGTGACCGTCAGGAACAACTGCGTCGTCGCCTGCCCGGACCGGATGACGTCGGTGCCGCGGACCGGCTCAATCGCAGCGTAGGTGGTACGCAGCGGCGTCCAAACAGCGACTGTTCCGGAAATGTCCGACGACTGCGTCTGCTGGAGGATTGTGATCTGGTGAACCAGCTTGCCTGGATCGATGGATGGCCACGGCATTTAGCGGAGTTGATAAACGAGGAAGAGTGTATAGAATGAGTCCATGTGGTTGGTCGCCGCTGCAATCGCGTTGGCTTCAATATCGGCCTGTTGTGGTGCGATCATCGCATGGCAACGTCGACAGAAGCGTGAGTGCCGGTCGATGCGAGATCACCTGAACCGAATTTCTGATAGACCCGAATAAGCCCGCCCCTGTTGACCTCTGGCGACGAGCAACGAGGACTACCGCGCTCGCGCGATCGATCCAAACGACAGACATGAGGTGACGGTGTACGGGTACTCATTAGTCGCGGCGGCACCTTTTTCAAACGGCAACCGGTTGTTGTACCAGGCGGAAATCAGCAGCTTCATTCCGTTCTTCACTCGCGCGCCAGCATCACTCCACCAAGCGCTCGTCGCGTTATACCCGCTGGTGAACCGAATCAGCAGTGCGGATGACGGCCACGGTTGAAACGTAGGCCACGTCTGGTTGTAGGGCGGTACGAGAACACCGGGCTCCTTCGCCCTGTCCACGATGTAATCCGCGTTCTCAACGAGCGGCCACACCTCGCCATTCGAATCCGTATACTGAACCAGATCCACCGCTACGAGTGGCGCCCTCAATTCCACCCGATATGATGGCCAGTAGTCGTGATGCAGGTCAAACTGTTTCTGCACCAGGTCCCGGCCCTGCAGAATCTCGGCCTGTTCCCGGGCTGCGGTGATGAGCGACAGGATTCCGTCATCTTCCGCGGTGTCCGCAGGTGATCGCTCAGGCACCTTCAAATACGCCTTCACCTCGGACAACGACAACGGCTCAGTGAACGACTGGGGCGGGGAGGACTCGGTGAGCTTGAGGCTGCCGTAGGCAACCAGCGATCCGTAGAGTCCGAGGCTGTTGTAGCTCCCAAATAAACCTATGCCGCCCGATGGGGGAAACACAATGCCTCCTTGGCGTGCCGGAAATCTGTTAACGTCGCTGGATCCCGCATCCACTGCCGCGTCCGCATAACATTGTTGTACTGGACATGCCAGCCCAACGCGCGTTCAGTGGGGTCAAACCTGGGGATCCGATCGTGCAAGACCTGGCGCTCAAACTGTTCCCGCGACCGGATGGGATAGTGCTTCAGGATCAGCTTTTCCGGATATACCTTTCTCCCTGGAAATACCACCTGGTGCCCACCGCTGTTAGCCAGTGACACGCGGCCAACGTTCTTCCATGCCTTGATGTGCGGCAAATGGTTGTCGACACCATCTTCCGAGAAGTAAGGGAAATGCGATTCAGGATCGCCTCGATAGAGATCATTCACGGGATGAAAACAGAGCACCCGGTGATCCGCGGCGTTGTAGCCCTCACGATCCATTCGCTCGAGCGCCTGGATCATCGTCTCGCCTGGTCGGGGGCTCCTACGAAGCTCGTCGGCGTCATGCAAGATGGACCACTCGGAAGATGATGTTGCGGCCAACGGTTTCGTTGCGAAGTTTATAGTCAAGGGCGGCAGCGCAACACGAGTGGTCAGTTGTGAATCTGCTTAGGAGGCGAGACCGAATAATTCGGCGAT